AATTCAATTACTTATTTTCAAACCAATTATAGATGATTTTTTATTTGGATAATATTACTATTTGAAATTAAACTAATATCAATATCATATAAATTAAATTTATCAGAAACTAAATTTCTAATTGAATCTGACTTAAATAAAGAATTTAAATATATTTCATCATCACGAACAAATACTATTTTATTTATATTTTCTAAAAATTTTAAATTTTCAATAATACTACGTGATGGTATATCATAGTTGAATGTTAATTCTACGTTTTTATTTACTTCAAGCATAGAATTAATCATTTCAAATAAATTACTTTCAATAAATTGCGAGATAAAATAATTCATAGATACCCCAGTTTCATCAACTTTTGACGCGGCTTCATTCGTTACAAAATTAAATATAATATTTTTAATTTGTTTTAACTCTTTAAATAATGGTAAATTATAACTAAGACAATTAATTATATTATTTCCATATTCCAGTGTGCATACGTGTATATTCTCTTTATCTCCGTTCCAATTAAATGTTATAGTATTATGAGTAAATGTTATATATGACAATCCGTCTTTTCTAGTTTGCACCATCATAATATCGTGCGTATTATCCAACATTTCTTTTCTTGTTTCATTCAATAAATATTTCAAGTCATCTGTTTCTTTTCTTAAATTATTTATTAATTTTAAATTTCTTTCATTTTGTAATAGTAAATCAATAATATTCTGTCGTTTGTCATCACAATCTTCCATAATATTTATAAATAATTTAAATATAACTTTAACAATTAATTCAAATATTAATATAAAACTTAATAAAATAAAGCAAATGATAGATAAAATAACGGATAAATAAAATGTTGTTTCATAATATAAATTAATAGTTGATTGGTTCATAATTGTTGATTGGTTCATAGTAAGGAATTGTTGTGATTTGTAATAAAGATAATAAATAACAATCAATTTTTTTATAAATTATAAAAATTATACTTTATATAAATATAGGAGGTCACGACCCCTATATTAATAAATTGATATATATATATATATATATATAATGAATAAAGATGAATTACGAATTAAATATCCAGACGCTTACAAAGGTAAAGGCAGTTTAAGCAAAAATTTAATAAAATTAACAGAAAGGGGTAATAAAGGTTTACTTCCTTTTGAATGGATAGGAAAACATTTAATAGAAAATATTTTTTATACGTATTTATTAACAAAATATAAATCCAATTGTTATATTTTTAGTAATAGTGGAAAGTCTGGTATTCTTTTACATATAGGAGAATTAAGAAAAGAAACTACGTTAAAAAGCGATAATCCATTATTAAAAGAATTAAATCTGGGTGTAGATCATTTATACTCGTGTATTGTAAATCCACATATAAAAAGTAACATAATAATAATTCCACTATGTCTGCAATGGTCTGATACCGCAGCACACGCTAATGTTCTAATTTATAGAAAAGATTTAAAACAATTAGAACATTTTGAACCAGACGGAGTATTAGACGAGAAAACAGATACTCATGTAAAATCATTAATAAAATTTTTTACATCACAGTTAGGAACCAAATTAGGTTATGATGTAAAATATATACCTGCTTCAGAAGTTTGTATAAATAAAAATATATTGGGAATTCAATTTATAGAAGAATTATTTAGTAATATTAAAGATGTAACTAGTGGATTTTGTCTTGCTTGGTCTATGTTTTTTACTGAAATGGCGTTAAAAAACCCAACAATACCATCAGCAGAATTACTTAACATAATTGTGGATAATATAAGTTTAAAGCGTGATATTAGCTATAAAAAGAAAGCAAATCAGTTTAGTAGATTAATTAGGGGATATGTTCTTATGATAAATGATAAAGTAGAAAAATATTGTAAAGCTTTATTTGGAGAGGATGTCAATATAAAAAAAATACTTGCGATTGATGATGTTCAAACAAGAACTGATATTTTTCATAAAATACGGGCGATGGCTGCTTATGAAGCAGAAGTTACAAATCCTAACGTAAATTTAAAAAAAATAAAAGACAATATATTTGAAAATATTTCTTCTCCGTCCTCGTACAATATAACCCCAAAAATATTAAAAGTTAAAAAGGATAAAACTTTAAAGGTTAAAAAGATTAAAGAAGAACCTGGGATAAAAATTTGTCCAGATGGAAAGGTTTTAAATATAACTAACAATCGTTGTATAAAACCAAAAACATTAAAGGTTAAAACAGTAAAAATATTAAAAGAAATTAAAGAAGAAATTGCGATGAAACCATGTCCTGATGGAAAGGTTTTAAATGTTATTACTAATCGTTGCATAAAACCAAAAATATTAAAAGATAAAAAAGATAAAACGTTAAAGAATACAAAAGTTAAAGAAGAACCTGGGATAAAAATTTGTCCTGATGGAAAGGTTTTAAATACAATCGGTAATCGTTGCGTAAAACCAAAAACATTAAAAGTTAAAAAAGATAAAACGTTAAAGAATACAAAAGTTAAAGAAGAACCTGGGATAAAAATTTGTCCTGATGGAAAGGTTTTAAATGTTATAACTAATCGTTGTGTAAAACAAAAAACATTAAAAGATAAAAGGATTAAAAAATAAAAAAATATTATGAATATAAATATATATGTTTAAATTAACAACAAAAGATTACATAAAAATTTTAAATTATTATGAAAAAGATATCCCAAAAAGTAAAGGAGATATAAAACGAAGCGCTGAAGATATATTAACGCAAAAATTATGTTCTTGTATAAAAAAAGTTGGACCAAAAACCCAAGAAAATCGATCAATACGTATATGTACGAATTCTGTAGTGAATAAAAAAGGATTGTCTCGTGGAAAATTCAAATGTAAAAATGGACGAACTATACAATTAAATAAGAAATTAAATAAAACAATAAAATTAGGTAGTACAAACAAATTCCCAGTCTAATTCGGCACATATCTTTTTCCAAATATTATCTTGTTCTATTAATTTATCTCTATCTTTCAACATAGGAATTTCTTTTAAATAATCATCTTCTCCTAATAATTCAAATAATTTAAATAAAACATAATAATAATGTAAGAAATTAACTCTATAATCAGGGCAATGCTTTGCATAAGGATATTGGATTTCCATAAAGAAATTACATAACGTTTCTTCTAATTCTTGAGAGATAATCGGTGGTTTTATACCCATCTTATCCTTAATAAAATTGATATGTTCGTAATATTTATTAAACCCTAATTTTTTTAATATATCTTTTGTCTTTAGATATGTCAATTTAGATTTATCTATTCTCTCTTTTTTTATTTGTAATTTAAGATTTTCAACAACTTCTGGCGGAATTTGTGTTGTTTCTTTACCTTGAAATTGTGCTAAAATTTCTTTAAAATGATTTATTTTTTTATAAGCATAAAAGCATATTTCTTTTGGAGGTTCTTTATAGGACGGTTTTTCATTCTCTATTAAATACTGTATGTTTGTATAACAAGAATTACATATTAATACACCTTCATCATCTAACGGAATTAATTCACCTTTATAACAAGATTGGCAAATATCACTAGGTGTTATAAAAGAATTAATATCTAAAAAACTTTCATCAATATTACTCAAATATTTTGAAAATATATCATTATTATTATTTTCGATATTATTTATGTTTGTATTATTCATTTTAAAAAATGAATCCAATATTTTATTTTTATTAGTTGTTTCACCTGATGAAATATTTTTTTTATTTTCAAAATAATCAAAAATATATTTTGAATTATCTAAAAAATAATCATTCTTTTTATTTTTCAAATCCCGAATATCTTCATTTATTTCTTTAATATTATCTTTTATATCCATAACTTGTTCAATTGTTAGAAAATTTTCGGACTGATTATCCAATTGTTGTCGTAATTCTATTATTTTTTGTTTAAGTTTTGGAATTATATCTTTAGTATTTTTATTAAATTCTGATACAAATTCTTTATGCTTTCCATCCAAAGTCATAGAATTTTTTTTATTTATTTTAAATTTTTTTATATTTTTAGGTTTAAATGACATATTATTTATATTATTTAATATCTAATTTTTAAATACTATTATTTAATACTTATTATTTAATAGTTTAAATTAAATAATACTTTTCTTCCTTTTTAGTAATAATGACAAATAATTCGGATGAGATAAATATAAAACTTAAAAATGTTAGTGATAGTGGAGAAAAATGCGTTACCGTAATAGATAATGTAAAATTTCATAAAATGATGTTTTTATTTAATGCTATAAATGATGGATGGACTGTTAAAAAAAAAAATAATTCGTATATTTTTAAAAAAAAACACGAAAATAAAAAAGAGATATTTGAAGAGAACTATTTGCATTCGTTTATGAGAACAAATATAGATATGAATACGCTACTCAACAGGGGATAGTGACCACTTCAGTTCCTACGATACACACGAGTCTTACGTTCGATCTTTTGCGGTTACTAGATTCAAATACTTATTTTTGAGTCATCTATGCTTCGCTATTCCGTGAAATTCTTTGAAGAGTCTAAAATATTTGAGAATATTATTTATAAATAATATTTTCTTTAAAATAAAGATGTCTTGGATTATTTCACGGAATAGCGAAGCATAGATGACTCAAAAATAAGTATTTGAATCTAGTAACCACAAAAGATCGAACGTAATTGTAAAAGGTCACTACCCCATAGTTTACCTTCGTCGAGTAACTCGACGTGTCTTGCGACTTCCACGACGACTTCCTCTTCGTCTGGTTCTACGACGCCTTCCTCCGGTTAAAGGTGATCCTGCAAGTGATGATAATCCGCTATTCATTATAATATATACAAACAAATTAAATAAATTTATTCCAAATTCCAAATTCCAAATTCCAAATTCATTTTTAAAAAAAATTGAAGTCATAATAATCATTTTAAATACTTATACCTGTTACTCAGTTTCCTAAATCTTCAAGATGTCTCAACAATATAATTCAATTAATGGATCAAGTATTGCTAAATTTATCCCAGAATCGGGAAAGGTAAGTTTATTTATTCCATATGTCCCTGTGGAGTTATTCACAGATGAGTTTCCATCAGCTGAAAATGTTATCGCGGAAATATTGAATAGTGTCGGAATTTTCAATATCAAACGAATAGATATTTCAAAAAATAAAAATGGGAATATTATGGGATTCGTTCATTTTAATTACTGGGAAATATCCCCTGCAATTATGTGTATCCGAGAAATAATGGAGGTTCAGGGATTTTATCAGATTAATATAAATTTGCTGGGAAATATGCGATACATACGGCTCATGTATAATAAAAATCCGATCCCCGATATTGAACCAGAACTTAACATAGAACAACTCGCGGCTATTCTAGAATCAGCCGAAAAAAGAATTATTGAACTAACAGATACCGACATAAAACAAAAATCGCGAATTGAAGAATTGGAAAATCTTGTCTCGGAACAAAAACATCGTTACAATACTGAATATGATGAGTTACATTCAAAATTTGAAAAAACGAAAAATGACTTAGACAACTCAAACCACGGATTAGAATACTTATTTCGGGAGTGGAAAATTGAAAGAGATGATTTTAAATTAAAAGAAACGTGTTTTGCAGCCAAATTAAAAGAGATGGAAAAAGAAGTAATTTCTACCGCAGAAAGGAACATATTTCTGAGTGATAAAAATAGAACGATAACTTTTGAAAGTGACCAAAAAACTTGGAAAATTGAAGCCCTACAAGAAATAATTGAAAACTTTGCGACAGACACCGAAAAAATGGAAAATGATATTACATCTATGAATAATGCGAAAACACTTGCGGATTTGGAATTTAAAAAGGTGCTTACACATTATAGTGAAAATATTTGCGAAATGGAGAAAATGCGTCAAATAAACAGCACACTATCAAATAGTTTGAAGTACGAAATAAAAATGAAAAATGATATCGTCGTTCTAGCACAGAGACAAACACAATCGGTACAAAGATTACCACGTTCAGATGAAGTCGTTGATACTGAAATGAGCCAAGAATATCAGAATATTTTGTTGATGTCGTTACGATATGCCGCATCCACCAATTCCGATACAGAACAAAGACAAACATTTAGTCCGTTGATATCAAACGAAGAAGATGAATCTGATATTGATACTGTTTTACAAGATATGTACGTCAAGGATGAAGAAGATCACAAACAATTTCAAGAAGCATTAATGGAGGGATTTAAAGCGGAGGAAAAAGTATTACTGGAAAATTATGAAGAGTTTGATTTCTTATATGATGTATAAATAATTTCAATAAACTCGCTTATTTCACTCACAATTTGTTTATGTTTATGTTTGTTTATGTTTATTTAAATGTTTATAATTTGTTTGAATTGATTAATTAAATTAAATAATTTTTTCTCTCGTTGAATTCAATTGGAATATCCTAAATGTTTAAGAATATTATGGTCTTAGAAAAATACCACAGAGGAAAATGAGAGAAAAAATTATTTATTTAAATTAAATATTACAAACAAATGAATATGGTTTTATGTGATTATTTATAATGTTTGATTTAAACTACTACAGCAACAACAGCACAATACTTATCATCTACAAGTTTACGCGCCGCTTCATTACTAAACATCATACAATTAATACCGGTTCTACACAGCGAACACACCGGCAATTGGTTTGGGCGTAATGTATCCAGATATCTGGTTATACACGTGTTACATACTTTATGATTACAATTTAGCTCAACACATTCTTCTCCGCCCATATTGTCAAGGCAAATCGGACAAGTTTCCGGTTCTTCATCTTGTTCCGGTTCCTCTTGTTCCGGTTCCTCTTGTTCAGGTTCTTCATCTTGGACTGGTTCCGGTTCTCTTCCGCCTTGTTTTTGCTGTGGATCCGGCTCTTGAGTCAAATCAATCATCACCGATATCGGTTTAAGTCTGGCGTTAAATTGAAATTTCCGCTGAATTTGTACTGGTTGATGTGTTCGTTGATATTCATCGGATTCTTCGGAAGCGGTTATATACACCGCAATAGCCGCTTCTCTTACCCGTTGAGAAGCCTCATATTCTCTTCTGATATCTTCAAATCTTCTAGCCAATAGATTCATTTGTCCGGTTCTTTCTCGCACTATTCGAGCCGTATCAGCTAAATTGTTAGCTATCTGTTGTCGTCTTGATAATCGAACCGGAACCCCAAGTGCTACCATATTTTCTTGGTGTATTTGCCGAGTCACAGGAGTTAATACCGCCGCTGATATGATACGAACCGCTTCCCGGTTGATTACTCCGTCGATAGGAGTTGTTAAAATTTGCTCGTAATATTTATGGAATAGGTATGGTCTCATATCGTCATCCCCTCTGGGGGAATTTACATCCCGTAAAATGGTGAGTTGTGTCGATTGTAACTGATAAATCCATCTTCTTAAATATTCCGGGTATTGATAAGCAATACTATAATCCGAAATACGGGTTATTCGGCGTTTTAATTCGTCTACTGATTGGTGAGTACAATACCTGATAGTATGTCCTGGTTGTCTACAACTGGGATTTCCGCATAAACGGGGTCCTCTAACCCGAGGAATGATGGCGACATTTGGTTGTTGTTGAATTGATGACATTTTAAAGCTTTTAGCAAGTATAACGACCCGGTATCGGCTCTTTCCATTCCAGAAATATTCATCAATTTTTTTTCATTAGAGTGCTTAACATATCTAACTAAAAATAGAATAAATTAATACACCCAATAAAAAAATTTAATTACTTAAATCAATAACAAAACAACGGTGTGATGGGATATATGGGTAAGCGGGATTAGTCCTAAACTACGGGTTCTTGAACCGGAGCACAATACTTATCATCTACAATTTTGCGGGATGATTCATTTCTAAACATCATACAATTAATACCGGTTCTACACATCGAACACGTCGGGTCTTGGTTTCTGCGTAATGTATCCAGATATCTGGTTATACATAAATCGCAATATTTATGCCCGCAATTTATTTCGACCATCGCTTCATCTAAAGGTTCCATACAAATGGGGCAATCTCCAAATTCTTCGGCGGCTACGACTTCTTCCGGGTTAGGGTCTTGAACGGGTTTTATAATAACAGCCATATCTGGGAATTTTCGTTGATTGAGAACCCCGTTAGTATGGGTTCTATTATATTCTTCCATCTCATCTTCCATCCTTATATAGACCTGAAGCGCAGCTTCTCTTAATAGTTCGGTTTCAGCGTGTTCCGCTATAAGCGCATCCATTCTTCTAGAAGAAGTCGCAAGTCTTGTACTATAAAATGCTAGGTTATTTCGAGCAATATTATGATCCCGTATCAATCGTTCTCCTGGCAATACTCTGTACTGAACTCCAAGACTTTCCATAAGATCCCGAAGGCCTGATATTATCATCGGTGTAAATGAAATGGATGCCAGTTCACGAATCCTAGATTCATTAATCGTACCATCTGCAAGAGGTATCGACAAAATCCGTTGATAGTAATGATGAATTATTGCTTCTTTCATTTCTCCCAGAGTAACACGAGTAATAATACTACTATTTACCACTTTCGCAAAAAGTATTGATATGCTTGTCGTATGTAACCTGGTACTAACCCACCTTTTTATAAATTCCGGGTATTGGTAAGCAATACTATAATTTGAAACATTTACCGCTAGTGCTCGTAACTCAGCAACGGATGAGTGATTACACGTCCTTATGGTATGTCCAGGTTGTCTACAACTAGGATTTCCACATAATCTTTGATTTCTAACCGGAACCGGAACTTGACTATTAAATTGTTGAGCATTGATAGGGAACATTTTGAAAGCTTCAAGCGGGTAAATAAGACCAGTATTACCCTTTTACTAGTTAGAAATAAACTTCAATTTTTTTTGTATTTAATATAAAATTCAAATACTAAAAATGGATTGTAACATCCAAATATTTTAAATTCCTTAAGGAAAATATTATTTAATAAATAATATTATCAAATTATCAAATTATCAATTTCTATTTATAGAGAGAAATGTCAATAATCTGGTTTAAAAACCACCAACTAACCGAGCACCAATAGCTAGACCCGATCCGGCAACGGCAGTAACTCCCATAGCAGGGAGATAAGTATCAAGGATAGAATATGTAGCAGCGGCACTTAAAGCGAGCATACCAATTTCCTCAATATTTAATGAACGTTTAGGAATGGCATAAGCACAAATACTAACCATTAAACCCATAACAAGATACTTAATAATTCGCTTAATGAGTTCCGAAATATCCATCATTTCTTATATAATTTAAAAAGAAAAAAATATATATGCGATAAAACAATTTAAAAACATATCTTTATTAATATTAAATGTCAAGTAATTCAAAATCAGGTAAATCGGTAAAATATGAGAATAAACTAACGAAGGATAAAAAGGAAAATCCAAAATATGTTGATTTATTAGAGGAGGATAAACCAATAGCGAATCAAAAATTTGTTTGTGTTTCTTTTGTCTCTCCTGAAAAAATCCTAAAACAAAAAGAAATGTTCTTTTTTGAAGAATTCCTAAAGACTTGGGATTTTTCCAAGAGTATGGATAAATATATTCAATTCTTAAATTTTATCAGTTATAAATATAATCTAACATTTGACGATTTAACGAATGATTTTAAGGATTTTGTAAAGGAAGAACATGAAACATTATCTAAATCAACTATGGATGATGACTACAAGACATTTTTTGACAAGAATGAAGAAGAATTAGAAAATAAATTTAATATTAAGCATAACTTCCAGACTGCAACAAGAGGATTAAAAATTCGCGGTGTTTATCCCACTCAAGAAGAAGCAGAATTAAGATGCAAATTATTGAGAGAAATGGATCCTAATCATGATGTATTTGTTGGACCAATTGGGCTTTGGATGCCTTGGGATCCTGAAGCATACAAGACTGGAAAGGTCGAATATATGGAAGATGAATTAAATCAGCTAATGCACGAAAAGGGAAAGAATGAATCGTTCGCAAAACAAGCATTCGATACTCGTGTAAAAGAATCCAAGAAAAAGGCAATTCAGGAAAATATCGAATTGGCTGAAAAGACCGGATCATCTCTTACTCAAAATATCGACGAAGAAGGTAACTTATATGGTGTTAATACTCAACAAATTAAGTTAGAGAAAAAGAAGGAAGAGTCAAATGAAGCCATTTCTGTTGCCGATATCAGGTCAGAATTATTTGAAGGAGATGATATTATAATGAAACCATACAAAAAATAGGGGGTCATTACCCCCGAGACTTACGTTCGCTCTTTTTTGTAGTTGCTAAATTCAAATACTTATTCTCGGGTTTCTCTCCACAGTTTTGTTTAAGGATTAGAATTTTATGGATAATATATTTATGATAATATATTTTCTTGGAAGAAATAGAGTCTTGGATTATATTCACGGAGAGAAGACTCAATAATAAGTATTTGAATTTAGCAACTACAAAAAGAACGAAGTTGTTTGGCTCCACTTTTTTGAAAAGTGGATTTAAAGGTTGAGTTATATTATGAAACCACTTAAAAATAAAAAAACTGAAAAAAACAGAGTATTAAAAAATACAAATACAAATACAAATAAAAATAAAAAAAATAAAACTATTAAAAGAAGAAATATTAAAATGGTCTCTCCATTAATTCGCTTTTATGATAACGATAAATTAAATATTAAACATTTTAAAGAACAATTGAAATATGTAGAACCTATATTTGTAGATAATAGCCCAAATAAAGAAATATTAAACGGATTCCCTGCTAGTTTATATACTACAAAATTTCTAGAAAAATACCCAGATAATAAATTCGCTTTATATTTAAAATCTTTAAATAATCGGGAAGTTGGAACAGATATTGGATTTTCAGATAAAGATGCAAAGAACTTGAAAAAATGGGCTAATAAATCATCTAGAGAAAAAACGGTAGTTTTTGATTGGGATGGATGTCTCTCTACTATTGAAGGTATTATTATTCCAAATACTCTAAAAATGGAGGAAGACTATAGACAAAATGGTATTACCGATACAGATATTGCTATTTATTATGCCGGCGGGACAAAAAGATTTCAAATGTTGAAACAAATATTTCATTATTTAAATAAAAAAAAGGTTCGTGTCTTTATATTAACGAATAATCCAACAGCTTCTTGTAAAATTCAATCCTTTTCTAATATTGGACCTAACTCGAGAGATAATTTTTATAAAGTTGCTAAACAAATTATCCCACAAATTAATAAAGAAGATATTTTATGTGGATATGATGACGATTGTGTAAAACCGGTTACTTTCTTGAAAAATGATTATTTAAGAAATGCTTATTTTACAATACAATATAATACAATATAATACAATATAATACAATATAATACAATATAATACAATATAATACAATATAATACAATATAATACAATAATATAATGTAATATTATATGGCCGATAATCCTTTTAAAAATATAACAGAAGAAGGTGAAATTGCAGAACCAGGTCAAGAAAATATTAATTTATTTATAACAAATACTTTAGAAACGTTAACTTTTTTATTAACAGAATCTTCCAAGTCTCAACAAGAAACCAATAAAATTCTGATAAAGTTAACTAATGATGTGAATGATATTAAAAAAGGAGCAAGATCGGAATCAGTACCAGAACAAGGGATGGAAATAGGACAACTTTTATTAAAGTTAAAAAACAGAGACGATGAAATAGAAGTATTGCGTAAAACAATCCAAGATAATATTAGTAGTGTCAGTACTTCATTAAGTAGCCCAAGTATTTTAAGTACATCGAGCACATCATCTATAGGTGTTGACGCAACCGAATATGGGATTGTACAAGCTGGAATTGCATCAGGTGGCAGGATTTATGATAATAAATTACATAAATCTACAGATAAACTTACAACTGAAGATAGAACTGATGTGACTATTTTTACTTCTGGTGCAACTAAAGCAAATGAGCTTTTAGATAAATCTATAAAAAATTTAATAGATAGTTATAATTACTTTCTCAGGATGACTCCTACATTAAATTCAAAATCAATAACATTTTTTTTTATAAATTTTATGTTACAAATTTTAAGATTTATACTTTTCTTTTTTATTTGTAACCATTATCGTACTATGAATATAGCATATAGTGTTATTGATGTATTCGTGCCTCAAGTATTACTAATTCCACCAATACCATTTATCAATCCTAATATGTTTTTTAAAGCTATAAATACTCTTTGCTCTCCGCTTTATATTATATTAGAATTTTTTATATATGTATTTTTAATTCAGTTTATTTTTGAAGTATTTGATTATGAAATAAATATTATAACTCCTTGTACAGTATTATTATTAACAATTTTAAGAACATTTAAAGATAGACTTATATATATTTCTGAAACTGATGTATCGGCTCGTGTCATAAATGCCGGTAAAAGGGTATTATTTAAAACTTTTAACGAAATAATTGAAAGTGAGATGTTTGTAGATGCTATGGGTAATATAACCGAACTACAAGCAAATATTACAGTAGCAATATCCGAGATGGCGAATAAAGCCGGAGAAAAGATAGCAGGAGAAATACTTATCGTAACTAAACAGGCTATTGGTCATATTGCTCATATTAGTTATGATATGGCGTCCAGGGAACTAATTTCCGATACAGTAATAGATTTAGCTCAAAAGACATTAGCCGATATGATATCAGATCCTACACTCCAACAGCAATCTTTAACGTTAGCATCTCAAACAATTATGGGATTGGCAAATGATCATGATTTACAAAAAGGAGCTATTGATATGGCGATATCAACAGTTACAGGATTATTGGAGAATAGCGAAACACAACAACAAGTACTTGCATATACACAAAATACAGTAGTTGGACTACTTCAGAGTCCAGAGGTTATTAATGCAGGTGCATTAGCAGCATCATCTGCAGCATCGTCAGCATTATCATCTGCGATTCCTATAAGTGGTCTAATAAGTAGTACATTCTCATCTTTTTTAACTGGTAAAAAATCTAAGGAAGTACTATCATTACCAGGAACATTTGGTGGAAAAAATAGAACGAAACGACGACGAACAAAACGAAATAGAACAAAACGACGACGAACAAACCGAAAAGGGACAAAACGAAGAAATACGAAACGAAAAAGACTTCAATAGTTGAACGAATATCTTATAAAATATTATTGAATATCATTAATATTTTATTAATTGCGCTTTCGGGAAATCGAATCCCGGGATAAAGATTGGAAATCTTTCATGTTACCACTACATCAAAAGCGCGAACGTCCGGATTGCTGGGATTGAACCAGCGACATTTTGAGATCTGTTAAACACCTACAATCAAAAGCTCTACCACTGAGCTAAATCCGGATTTGTAATAAAGTATTTGATATTACTCAATTATACTTTATTACAAATAGTTATATTTTATTCTCTTTAAGTAGTTTTTATTTAATATATATTATCTCAACTCAACCTTTAAGAAAGGTTGATCCAAACAACTTCGTTCTTTTTGCAGTTGCTAAATTCAAATACTTATTCTTTGGTCTTTCTATGCTTCGCTATTCCATGAATTCAATTGAAGAGTATAAATGTTTGAGAATATTATTTATAAATAATATTTTCTTCAAGAAATAAAGATCATTAAGATTTTACGGAGAGAAAGACCAAAAATAAGTATTTGAATTTAGCAACTGCAAAAAGAACGAAGTTGTTTGGATCAACCTTTCTTAAAGGTTGAGTTGAGTTGAAAAATTTGTAAAAAAATTGAAACAACTTAAAGATATTATATTATATTCATATTATCACACAAAATGGATTTAAATCAACGCAAACTTACAAGATCTGAATGGAATAATATTGAAATTCCTGTTAATGATGAAGAAAAGGAAGTCCTCTCATTAATTATGAGAGGATTTAGCGATGTAAATATTAAATATAATAAATCTAACTCACTTTTTGGATTTTTAAAAATAGATTATAATGAAATAATGGAAGATTATCTATTTAATTTGTATTTTTCAAAAAAAATAACAGAATTGAAATTGAGTTATATAACAGATTCGGATATATTTATTTGTTCGATAAAATCTAACCCTGTAATAAAAAAAGCAGATATAATACGAATAGAAAGAAATGATTCTGGTAAATTGAATAAATCCAAATGTTTTGAATATCTTCTTGTTGATATTATTGAAAATATATTAAAATATAGAAAACATAAAAATGATAAATGGTTAATACAATATTTTACACTTTACAAATTATCCAAATTATCCGTAATAAATATAAATCGTCATATTTTAACAATCATAAAAAATCTTATTTGTAAATTAGAAACAGAAATTAATATGATTGATGTGATTTCAAACTCTGTTTCTTTCATAGAAAAAAATGAATTATTATTAAAACATGCTGATATGATGCTTTACGAACATCAAAAACAATTAATGTCAGTTATTAAATTATCTGGACCAAAATTAATCCTATATATTGCTCCAACAGGAACAGGAAAAACACTTTCTCCTATTGGAATATCAGAAAATAAAAAAGTAATATTTCTTTGTGCTGCCAGACACGTAGGATTAGCGTTGGCAAAAGCAGCAATATCAGTCGGTAAAAAAATCGCTTTCGCGTTTGGATGTGAAAGTGCGGATGATATCCGACTACATTATTTCGCGGCAAAAGAATTTAAAATAAATAAACGTTCTGGTGGTATCGGAAAAGTAGATAATAGTATTGGAGATAAAGTGGAAATTATTATTTGCGATATTAAATCCTATCTTGTTGCTATGTACTATATGAAAGCATTTAATCCTATTGAAGATATTGTAGTTTATTGGGACGAACCAACAATAACTATGGATTATGAGACCCATGATCTTCACGAAATTATTAAACGTAACTGGTGTGATAATTTAATACCAACTGTAATATTATCATCAGCTACATTACCGAAAATACATGAATTGCCTGAAACTATCGCCGATTTCAAATCCAAATTCCCTGACGCAGAAATACATAATATCGTAAGTCATGATTGTAAAAAATCTATTCCAATTATTAATAAAAATGGATTTGTTGTATTACCGCATTATTTAAGCGATGATTATAATAAAATAAAGGAGATTGTATTACACTGCCAAAATAACTTGTCTTTATTAAGATATTTAGATCTAAAAGAAATCGTTGAATTTATCATATTTATCGAGTCGCGTAATATCGTCCCGATTAATTATTCCATACATCGGTATTTTACAACTACTGATGATATTACTATGCAGAATATAAAACTACATTATCTAAGAATATTAGACAAAATTCCTCCAGAATTATGGAGCGCGATTTATGAAACTATTAATGAAAATAGAGTTAGTAGAATTCAATCAAATAACTATATAGATACAAAAGGAACAAAAATTAAAAAGGCTGTTAGTATCGGACCAGGAAGTATTACTCAAAAATACAGTTTTAGTTCAACTGATATTGCAGGACAACCCATCACGAGATTAACTAGTCTTCAAATTCCATTACCTATGACTACATCCATGACTACATCCATGACTACATCTATGACTACATCTATGACTACAAATACAATTATACATAATACAGATAATGTTAAATGTATTGTCAAAGAACAACCAGGAATTTATATAACAACTAAAGACTCCTTTACATTAACAGACGGACCGACTATATTTCTAGCTAATGATGTAAACAAAATTGCCAAATTCTGCATACAACAAGCAAACATACCTTCAAAAGTTATGGAAGATATAATGGAAAAGATTGATTTTAATAATAGAATAAATAACAAAATACAATTACTTGAACAAGAACTAGAAGATCTTGTATCAGAAACAGAAAAAGAAAACGATCAATCCGATAAAAAGAATAGTAAAAAGGATACAAAATTTAAACTCCCTACAGGCGATGAAACTGGTATTAAACACGATAAACAAGAAGAATTAGAATATTTAAGAACTTTGATAAAATCGGCTCAATTAAACGAGACATTTATTCCAAATAAATTACCACATTTAAAAAAATGGGCGTCCGATATAGATATCGTAAATGTAGAATCGACTGCATATACAAGCGATGTAGATGAAACATCCATTATCGATATTATGATGTTAAATGATGTTGATGATAGTTGGAAAGTATTATTATTAATGGGTGTGGGTGTATTTACTAATCATCCAAGTATCGCTTATACAGAAATTATGAAAAAACTGGCAGAACAACAGAAATTGTATTTAATTATCGCATCTAGTGATTATATATATGGAACAAATTATCAATTCTGTCACGGTTATTTAAGCAAAGATATGTGCCTAACACAAGAAAAAATTATTCAAGCATTAGGTCGTATCGGTAGAAATAATATACAACAAAATTATTCCATCCGTCTTCGAGATGACGACCAAATACTAAAACTGTTTTATGTTGAAGAAGATAAACCTGAAGTACGCAATATGAACCTACTATTCTCAACACTTTAAAAATTATTTATTATTATATTTGATTTGATTTGATTTATTTTATTTTATTTTATTTTGTTTTATTTTTTATTATTTATTTTTTATTATTTATTATTTATTATTTTTTGATTAAAAATTAATAATTTATATAATTTATATTCTGTTTGTTGTCACTATTTCACGAATTATTTTCAAGAAAATATTATTTAAAAATAATATTCTCAACTAATCAACGCTCATTTAATAAATTGTGGAGAGAAAAGAGAATAAGTATTTAAATTACAACAAATAACAAAATAATGCAACTATTTTATACTCCTCTACACATAGGACAAGTTGTTAATCCAGCAGTTATACATCCAGATCTACAATTACGACACATAATATGAAGACAATCTATAAAATAAGAGCCTAAAATACACTCGTTACCACTATTCCAACAAATCATACATTCTCCGGATGATCGTATTGAAGCTACTTGTATAACTGGCGCTGGAGTTGGTGATTGATTTGGAAATGGTCTAATATAAAATGCTACACATTCTCTATTGTATCGATCTCTTACTGTTTCTATAGCAGAATTTATAATAGGATCTGATTCCTCTGCAATTATCCCGTTTTCTATGGTTTGTGCGACTTCTACAAGCTCATATTGATTTACGTCAAACCTATAATCTCGTAATATATTTATATTTAATTGAGAAATCATCTCATCAATCGATAAATTG